CGAGTCTGGTTTAAGTCCAGAAGGAAGTGGCTCAATAATAGAAAATATGGCATTATGTAATGCTACAGAAACTGCGGTTTCATCTGCAGACGCCAGTCCTATTGTTACAAAACAAACTGGAAGTGATGATTTATTTGCAGTAGGAACAGATGTAGACCTAGCAAGAGATTTTAAATCTGAAATGATGATAGAAAGCTCTGATTATACCATAACTAATAAATATACGCCAAGCGCAAGTGCTACAATTAGTTCGTCTACAACTGGCTCTCAAGAAGTTCAAGTAAGTAATACTTTTAGCATGATTAACTTAGGTAGTGTAAAACATACTCCTTCTTCTATGGTATTCACAATGGGCTTTGCTTATAACCTTACACTCACAAGAAGCGGTGGCAGTTCTGGTGGTTTTATAAATAGCGTATCTTTAGTGGCAAAAATATATCATAATGATGATGATACTGTAGACGAAACTACTACAATGTTTAATACAACACACAATAGCTTAACCGCTACAAGGTCAGACACTTTAGCAAATAAGATAACGATAAATTTACATCAATCAACTGATTCTGAGTATACTGGTAATTATCCACAAAAAATAGAATTTCAATTAAATATAAACTATGACGGGCTTGAGCCTGGAGATGTAGGTAGTGGAGCGTCAAATGTTTTATCTGGTACTGCTACTGTAGCAACTACTAACATTTCTACAGTCACACAATTTGAAAGAGATAATTCATCTGTACAAACTGACACTGAATTAAAAGAAAATATAAAGGAGCTTTATTCATCTCAAGACGGTTTATCATTAGACGGCAGTGTTATAAAAAAACCTATAGAAGCACATAGATATTTATGTGAAACATTTGCAGATAGTAATATTTTTCCAACATCAGTAGGAACAACCAATAACTACTCTAATATTTTAAGTATTTTTAATACAAGTCTTGTGCAAGGAGATATGCACTATTGGTTAAACAAATCAGAAAAACTTGAAAGCATATTAGAAAAATTACAACACTTTGGGTTTTTTATAGGTAGAATGAGAGCAGACGGAACATATCAATACATAAGCCCAAAGTATTTAACAACAAGCACTACAACATCAACAACTTTGCCTTATTTGGCAACCGCTGGAACTTTACACGCAGATAATTTAATTACAAGCACAACTGACAATCAGTTTAAATTAACGCTTGCTACACAAGGTAGTGGTTATACTATTGGAGATTTATTAGCTCTTAGCCATGGCTCGCATTATGAGTTTATGAAAATTACAGATGCAAGTCCAATGTCTGGCTCTTCTACTACACAAACCTTAACAGTAGAAAGAGGTGTTGCGCCTATAACTACTTCTACTGCGGGCAGTCAATCTGCGGGTACTACTATACGCAAAGTAGTTTTTCCTATGGGCGCTATAGATGAAGATGATTTTGCTAACTTGCAAATAATGCATACGCCAATAAATGAATTAAAAACAAAATACAAAATTCAATATTTAAGAAAACCAGAAAATAATAGCAAGTATGGTAAAGTAGCTGAATTTACAAACTCTACAACAAGGTCTAATTATAACATAGAAGATGAAAATGTAGTAGAGGTAAAAAACGATTTTGATAAAACGGGAACTCTTACAACTAATTATTATAGTTATTATAATCATTTAATCGGAGAGCCAAGACTTAAAATAGCATTAGATTTAGTCAATCCAAGCTTTTATTCTTTAGAAGTAGGAGATATAATTAGAATTATAACGACTAAAAAAGCTCCTTTCGGAAAAAACTGGAGAAGCGTATATTTTATAGTAACACAAACTACAAGAACATTAGGAAAGTTAAGCATAAGTGCTTACGAAATTTATTAAGGATTAATTATGGCAGTTATAACAGAAGTAAGATTTAGACCAGATAGTAGCACAAGTCATGCTAACTACTCTCCGTCAAGAAACCCAGACATGAATGTTGCAGAAACAACAAACTATAAAGGAATTACAGTATCTCAATCTTATGGTGGTAAAATTTATACCAACGAAAGATATGGCAAACAATTAGAGTATGAACTATCATATACTAATCTATCAGAAGCAGATAAAGCCAAGCTTGAAGTTTTAGTAAATCAAGTCAAAGGTAGAAAACTTGCTTTTCAGTTTAGCGCAGACGGGGGTAGTAGTTATATTGATGTTAGGTTTGTTAGTGAAAACTTAAAATTTACACAAACAGCATATTCAATATATTCTACTAGCTTTAGTATAAGGCAAGAAATATAATAAAACGCGCGAAAATAGCCCTAAAATCAATTATAATAGATTAAAAGGGTAATTTATCGGGTGGATTATCTTTAGCTTCAAATTTCTTATATTTATCGTGTAGCTCTAATACTGTCGCCGCCAAATAAACACATAGGTCTAATGTTTCATCTAAAGCTTCTTTTAAGTTATCTCTACTGCCGTCAAGAGGAACATCTTGTTTATAATCTATTTGCCCTTGATTTATCTTCTCTTGCAACAACATCATTATTCTAGTATTGTTATTCATTAGAACGGCAGCTCATCATCAGAAAGAGCTTCGTTAGTAGGCTTTGCTCCACCTTGTGGCTCATATATACTTAACTTCAACATAACATCTCCTTTTTTGGTTTTTGCCTTCCAAAGAGATAATTTAATTATGTCTCCATTCACATTTAGATTACCAGTATAATCTGGTTTTTTTGCGTCTTCTTCGTTTGTTGGGTCTTTAAAACCATTCTTAAATAACCAACCACGACCTTGTTCTAGCTTAAACTCTTTTTTACTCATTTTATTCTCCTTTTGTTATATAACGGGGGGGTAGTAGCCAACCGTTTATATTTGCAAATTATATTAACTAAGGGTTACTCCTTTCGTAAATTTAATTTGTATTAATATAATCCCCCACCATTATAATTATAAGCCTTCCTTTTTTGCTTTTATTTTACTTTTCTTTTTGACCGCTGGAAGCGGGCAATCCTTCATAAATGCAATTCTATTTTCTCCAGATTTCATACCACATCTTGCCATATCTCTTGCTGGAACTTCGCCGCTGTTATCAGAGAATGACGCGCAAAATGGACATCTTTTTTGCGCAATACTACAAAAATCAAACATTAATAATTTTTAAGACCACCTTGCCACTTTTCAGTTTATCTTTAGATTTAGCATTATAGCTCTCAAGCTCTTCTGTAATATCATATCCTTTTTCGTCATAATATTGCAAGTCAATCTTAATCCCGTCTACTGTTTTATTGTCGTGAACTATATAAATGTTTTGACTAGCTCTACCTTCTAAGTTTAACGCTTTTTCTGAATAAGCGTTAGCTCCAACCAAAGATGAACTCCTACCGTAAGTATCTCCTATCCTAGCTGAATGTATGTGTCCACTCAGAACATAATCAATTTTTATATCATGCGAACTGTATCTACCTTTGATTTGCGTAATAGATGTCTCATGTTTTGCTTTGATACTTCCGTGTCCGTGTAGTAATAAAACATTCATTCCCGCAATATTTACAACCAACTCACTTGCGTCTTTACTTTCAATAAAATCAACATCTGTCTCTTTAAAAATGTATTTAAGAATATTAAATATGGTAAAGTCGTAGTTATCTGAAGCAACAATATCACTCCAACCTACTTCATCTTTAGCCCTACTTTCATTACCAGTAATACAACCAACGCTAACTTTATAGTCTTTTTGCAAGTCTTCTAACACTTGTTTCAAAATTTCTACTGACAAAAAGGTAGCTTGCGCTCTATTAGAAGCCATAGACAATAATTCGTCTAATCTTCTATCTGAGTTCATTAGGTCTCCAGTCATTCCTACAAATACTTTTTTAATCCCCATTGCGTTAAAATAAGTTTTTGCGCGCGTTATGAAGGTTTTCAGCCTTTTACTTGCAACCTTAAAATCATACTTATTATTGGGTAAATCTACTAATTCATTGAAATGCGTGTCAGATATTTGAATAATGCCCACTGCTTTGCTCTTTGTGGTAATGGGTGTTTTTTTTGAGATACACTTAATCTTGTTGTCGTCTAAGAGTTTAATTAAGTGTTTATTGTATTCGCAAAGGGCATTATCCAATCTAGCATGTTCTCTAAAACTTTTATTGGAAATTCTATTTTTATCTTGAAAGCGTTGCGCTCTTTTGCTGAGCTGAACATTCTCTATAATTACATCTTTATCTAAATAAAGCGGGTCAGAAAAACTATAATCACAAGAATTGCATTTCCACCTTTGTATTTTATCTCCGCGATTATGTCTAAATCCTTTCTTTCTTACTTTACTGCTATTACATCTTGGACAACAAATTACTTGATTTCCAACTATGCTCATCTATACATCTCTTTTTCTAATTCTGTTATTCTTTCTTCTAACGCTTTATTAGCTGTTTTTAGATTTCCTATTTCTTCTTTTAGTTCTTGCACTTCTGCCAAGTCTCCTAGCCAATCGTTTAGCTGTAGCGTTGCATAGAACTTAGCATTCATTTTAAATATATTCACTGGAATTTTTTTCCCACAATCATTATATATTTGTTTCCACCATATTGGAATAGATAACTTTTTAGTGTTTTTAATTTCAAAATGATATTGATATGCAACACTATCTGGGTCAATATCTATAATATCGCCTTTAATACTTAATCCGCCACTCAACGGTGTTCTTCTACAATTAGTTCCTAAATATCTATTAATAGTTTTAGCAACTTCTCTTTCTGCTCTATTTCCCTTGTCTCTTGAGTTTATAGGCATTAGTTATCTCCTTCTTTTCTTTTTTTGACATTTTTATCCAGTCCGTCATATTTACATAATCGGGCGGTGTTGTTCCTTCTAATCTTTTTTGCTCTAAGTTTTCTGCACATTTCTTCCAATACTCTTGATTTCTTTGAAAAGCATAATCGTCTTTACAACCATAATATTTTAAAGATGTGCAAGGGCGTGTATAAGGGTCGTTTAAATCCACTCTTTTACTGAAGCAACTTTCTCTAAGATTAACTATTGAAGAACTATCTGGCATAATATGCTCAGAAGAATGTTCTCTTGTTAAGTTTCTAAACCTATTTAGACTTCTAGTGTTACTAAAATAAAACCTTCTTAATCCACCTTTCTTTTGCATTATTTCGTAAACCCAAAGTGTTTTCCATTTTGGTGTCCAATCTTTCTCATATACTCCGTGACTATCGTAACTCATTTTAATTCTCCTTGTATGGTATCATTTTTGTATCGCAACATGTCATATATAAATCTTTAAACTTTTGCTTCTTTCTTTCTTTTCCACATTGCGGACATTTATAAGTGTAAAAAATTTGTTCATTTTCAGAATTTACATGATTTTCGTTTGCCTTGCGTAACCAATTATTAAAAAACGCTCCATAATTCTTATAACGCTTACCACTAGATAACAACCAATCTTGCATTTTATCAAACTCTAATTGAACATTAACGCTAGGGAACTTCTTCTTTAAGTCGCCTAAGTTTTCTTTTACTTTTAATAACTGCTCTTTTTGTGATAAAGATTTCTTTTCATTCTTATCATTCTTTATCATTCTTATATTGTTTTCGCTCGCGTTTCGTTCGCGTTTCGTAGGCGTTTCACTGCCGTTTCGCTTATCTTGGTAAGTCTCGTAGTTATTAATACTTAGGTGTGTCCATTTCTTTTCATCTTTTATACAAATCATGTTATCTTTTTCCAACTTAAATAAAAATCTTCTGACCTTACTTGGCGACCAACCTAACTCTTTACCTAAATTTTTAAGACTTGTTACAACTTCTCCACGGTGTATTTCTACTATTTCTGGTATAACATCTGAGAACAGTGTTTTTCTGTATTGATGATTGGCGCGCAAAAGTAGGAATATCCACGCCTTAAAATAATCATCTCGCTGGAAAACCCAGTGTTCTTTTATGTCTCTATGAATTTTAATCCAACCATTACCATTCATGCTTCGCCTTTTGCTCCAGTAAACATATTAAATAGTTCGCTTTCTGTTTCTTCTCTCAGCCTATAAAGCCAAGTTTCTTCAATCTTATTGTCTTGTTCTTCGCTTGTCGTGCAAAGAAAGGTAATAAAGAATATAAGATTAGCAACAACTGCCATACCGCTTTCGCTTTTTTGAAACTTGTCTAATCCTTCAAGCTGATTGATTATTTGCATTAAAGCAACTATTGTATTTTTAAAATACTGGTAACGCTCGTTTTCGGGTTTTTTAAAAAACTCTTCCTTGTTTCCCCAGTCTACTACTTGTTGCTCTATCATGTAACAACTCCTAACCATATTGCAACTATACACAACACAACTGTTACGGTTATGTAAATTGTCATTATAATTTGGTCTCTTCTATCCTTTTCCCAATACCAATAAAGGTTTTGAAAGTAAGCTTCTACTGGGTCAAATGTCATTCTTGACGGGTTTTCTCTTACTCTATTCTTGATTTCATTTAATTGCCATGATGTATACACATCTTTATCTTTGTAACTATGAGTATAATCATTAACTTCTAATACCTTGAACTTCATTGTTCGCTCCTTTCTTTGTAGCTTTCTCTTTTGGGAAAGCTATATCTAAAAATCTAAATCGTCTGATTGTATTTTATATGTCTTTGTTTGCTCGCCTTGCGCGTCAGTGTCATCAACATCACATAATCCTAACATAGAAGCCAACTGATACCTTCTAAAGTAAGTTATTGCGCTTCCTTGTGATTGATATAAATTTTGACCGCCCAATTCAGCAATAGGCGATAACATTTGTGTAGCTATCCATTCTCCACTTGTGTGATAAAATGTTGTTCTAACTCCCACTACATTGTTATTACCTATAGGCATTTGACTGAAAAAGATACCATTTTTATTTAATGGAACTTTTACTGCGTCTACCAACTTATCTAACTTTACATACTTATACTTAAAAGCTTTTGTATCTTTAGTTAAGTTTTCAAGTTCAGACTGAACTTTTATTAACGCTTTTATGATGTTTGTTTTTTCGTCACTCTCGTAATTACTTATTATCATTGTTGTATCCTTCCACATATTTACTGATTATCATTCTAACTAAAGCTGATGTGCTTCTATATTCTTTTTTAGCAATGTCGCTTAGTTTATCCCACAATCCTTTTTCTATGTGAACGCCAACTTTCTTTTTGTCTTCTTTCACGGTTTTCTCCTTTTTCTTTAAATGATAGCGGTAGGCAATGATAACAAACAAACAAGGTAACTGATAAGAAAGGTAACCTACCGCTATTAATAATCTTTTTGTAAACCCTTCTTAATAACTTCAACGCTTGCAATAAGTGTATTTAACTTATTCATATTTACATTTTGCGTAAAGCTAGGTAATTGTTGTAAGCTATAAATGATATAGTTACAACTTTCCTTGTCATTTAATACCAATGGTATGTTGTCGCTTAACTTTTTGTCCATAGTTTTTTGTCAAAGTTAATGCAAAAGTTTCCATTTATGCAACAAGTTTGTATGTAGCATAATCTCTACCGCTCTTGGTATATGTAACAATTACATACCCTTGTTTCTTCAACTGCCAAATAATACCACTTAATCTAGTAGCCCTATACAAAGTAATTGCTTCCCAACTAGTTATAGTGCCATGTTTTTTTAAATGATTAAGAATGTTTAAGGTTTTACTTGGTTTACCATTCATTGATGTAATTCTACTTCTACCCGTTTGTATAGTAAGAACATTTTCATGTCTCTTTCTACCAGTCGCGTATGTTTTAGTATTAACTGCCTTCTTTCTACCTTCTGCTAGTGTTTTAGCCATTGTATTCTCTCCTTTAAAATGTAAAGTCTGCACTACATAGCCATAAAACTACAGCCAATGCAAATGCGCCGTCTACGATTGTCATTATATCCATTATTTACCTTTCGCCCACTTAGTCCAATGGTCAATAATGTCTTTTGAATTAATACCATTTTCAATTAACAAGCGAAATCCTTTAGATGAAGCATAGTCTTTCAATATCCAAACTGAACATGCAAGCAACATATTCTTATACATATCGCTTTTTTGCGCGTCATCTTTACTTTCAAAATTGTTCTGCAACTGAAGCATGAGCTTTTGAAACTCTTCGTT